ATCGGTATGGTTAGAATTTAACCAAGCCGGGATACCAGCACTAACTCTTGCTGTGGTTGCGTCGCCTGCTACTTGAGCAACATTGTTGGTCAACATGAATTCCATGTCTCTCTTCATGCGCTTGCCGTTTTTGGCGATTTGATAGGCTTGCTGTCGGCCATGACCTGCATAGTCCATGACCTGATCAGTGCCTGACGTTTGGTTTACGTACTGACTTATCTGAGTGCGATTTCCCAACAACGTCGGATTGACCCTGGCATTGGCGGTGATGTTGTCATCGCCTTCAATTTTCCGGTTAGCTGCGCCTGCGCCAATGGTGTCTGTCTGCCATTGAAAGTAGACATTATCAACACTGGTTTTGCTGCAGCCACTAAGAAAGGGTGTATCCATTGGGGCGATGTTGTAAATCACATCAGACACTTCCTCACGAATCTTCGATGAGGAGAAAGTCAGGGATGTGTTTGTGGCAACTGCCATTTAATTATCTCCCTTTAGAGGTTTTCCATTAGCCCCTCCAACACAGACACGGCGTCATCGACGTGCCCTGTCTTGCGGAGCCTCTGCATTTTTGTAGTACGTTTCTGCTTTGTTTCTCTGGACTTATCTCTACCGGTTCCGGCACGAACCACTCGGGGTTTATTCTTTAACTTCTTCCCCTTAACGTCAGTTTTCTGAAGCCGGTCGTAAAGGAATGCTTTACGGAGCATCAGGAGTGAACGGTGGTCCACTAGAGCATCAATTTCTTCCTTGGAAAACCCACTATCGGTTGCGTAGGATTTAAGGTCTTTAGCCAGGGCTTTTTGCTTTTCTGGCTCTCCCCATTCAGGAAGTACGTCTACCAGGGCCTTGAATTCCCTCTGCACCATCTCTTGATGTTGCTTCTGGTTATCGGCCATGGAAATCTGCTGTACTCTCTGTTGTTCCTGCTGCACCCGGTTAAAGTTATCCTGGGCTTCACGGTACTCTTCTCTCTTGGTCACGTACTCAATAGGGTCCTCATTTTTCATTTGTTCCCAGTTGACATCGTTCCATTGTCCAAGAGCACCCATTTGATTCTCCATGAGTTGCTGAAGTGCTTGAACGTACTGCGTTCGTTCTTGCTGAATCTGGTTGTATTCTCCGACCATCTGTTCTTTAGCGGTCTCGAATTCCTTACGGTGTTCTGCAAGTTCCTGTGATTTTCGAGTGTAACTACTCTGACGGGAATAACCTTTTGTAAGCTCTTCGAGGGTAACTTCCTGTTCTTCGCCGTCTATCTTGACGGCGTACAGGAGGTCCTCTTCGTCTTCTTCGGGTTCTTCCCCCTCCTCGGATTCTTCTTCCTCAGATTCCTCTTCCGGTTCTTCGTCTTGAGTTTCCTCGGTAGACTCTTCCTCTTCAGTGGCTTCTACTTCCTCAGTCTCTTCCTCTTGTGTGATGAGACCTAGAAGTGCTTTCTCTGCTTCTACAACTGTTCCTTCTGTGTTTTCAAGTGGGGCTGGTTGCGTATCCACGGGTTCTCCTTAAATATAGGGGTGTTGCTGATCCATGATTCGAGCCATTTCGCCTGTTTCTATAATCGACGATAGATGAACCTCGATCCTGTCCAGCAGTCTTAAAGCAAGCCAGATAGATTCCCTGGCTTCTACATCGTGGACGGTGGAACCATGCCACTGACCAGTTAGGTTTTCACGGAGGACCTTGAAGGCCTCCACGAAAAGATCGTTCGTGAGAAGACGCTTTGCGTCCTCTTCCCTTGATCCGTTTAGTTTCAAGTTTTGCGTTTCCGTTTGTGAGGTTTCAGACCGGTACTTGCTACGCAAGCGGCCCATGGGTTTACCTTTTTGTTGGATTTACGATTCTTCGCTTTTACTTTGCGAACACAACTTTCAAGTTTCTTAGGCACTAGGTATCGCCTATGGCTACAGCCCTCTGTTGCTGCTGTTCCATCTCCAACTCTGCGACATCAAGCTGTGCCTGCACGGCGGCCTTCTGCGCTTCGAGTTGTACTTTCTGTTTCTTAACTTCCACGTCAGCGGCCTTGATCTCAAGTTCCTGCTGCTTGATCTGCATCTCCATCTGCTGCTGCTGTTCCTGGGCAGAGGGACCTTCCTCTGGGGGTGGTTCAGTGAGGAAATCACTGACGTTCATAAAGCCCATGGTCTTGACCAGGGCAGCACCCATGTTGTAGAGGTTCCTCTCGTTGATGATCTTCAAACCACCGGCCATTGACTGGGAGGCGAACTGGATCATCTGGGACAGGTGCATCATCTGCTGATCCTTGTTTCCCGTTCCCAGGCCAACAGAGACTGTGCAGTCGGCCTTGTCCCTCCAGGCATCAGGCCTGACTTCAATCCAGGTGTCTCTCAGGAGAACGACAGTCTCATAGTCGTGGTTCTTCTGAAGTAGTTCATAGATCACTCTCATCAGTTCCTTGACACCAGTCTCTGCAAAGTTACGTGCAATGAGTTCTACCCTTGACTGGGCAGCCGTCATGACCTGGTTAACTGCTGAGGCAGTCGTGTGGGATTGGAGAGCGTTGTCGTTCAGACCACCAGAGTACCGGGTAACACCGGCCCTGGACTCCCTGACGGAATCAAGGTACTCAAGCATCTGGAATGAGTAGGGTTCTAAGGCTGGTGTGGCTAACGGCATTACTGCGTTGGGACTCTTGACCCGGACCACACCACCTGGGCGCTGCGTCAGCAAATCATCCAGGTTAGCTTGGCCCTCAAGGACTGCGTACCGACCGTAGTTCTGGTTGTACATGTTGTCCATGAGGTTTCGCATCAGAGTGCTCTTCATCAACTGCAGATCTTCAACAAGATCAGCTACGGACAGACCGAAGAACTTATGCGGTATCTTTATGGGTGTCACAGAGACAAAGGGGATACGATCAACTTCCTCGTTAGCTAAGACCGTGCTCCCAACGGTGCAGACCTTCCTTAGCTCTGCAATGCCGTCCCCGTCATAGTCGACCCTCAAAAAACTTTCGTGCAGCCAGTACTCACGGACAGTCCCGTCACCCATGTTGATGGCACCGTCCATCCCGAAGTTCCAGGAGTCGTCAAACTCGTACCTGGAGCGCATCTCTCCCTGAGAGATCGGGTAATCGTCATTGCCGGTTGTAAGGTCTTCAGGGTCTACGTCGTAGCCCATTTCCCTTAGATCGGATAAGGTTTTCCTTACTCGGTGGCAGACAAACCTTGAGTCCTGTATGGTTTTAGATTCCCGGGCGATCAGGAACTCATCGGGTGGGACATTCTCTATCCTGACCTGGCCCTTTTTATTCCTACGAGTAATGACTACGTCATGGTAGGGAACCGGGCCATCGTCATAGGAGGTGTGCTCCAGGACCTCGACTTCCTCCTTTACGACCAGGGCCTCCAGTTCGATGTCGGAGAGGCCTATGTATTCTTCCCTGTTCCATTCCTCTGTCTCATCCCACCAGACCTTTACGATGCCGTTCTTCTGGAGGAGTGCATCGGAGAACCAGGTGTAGAGGATCTCCCAGCCAGGGTTTAATCGAGTGAATACGTAATTGACATAATCTGTGGCCTGCTCGGCCATCTCATAGTCTTCAGGGGTCTGAGGGTTGAACTTGACCATCTCATCCCCAGAGCCAAAGACCCTCATCAGGGAGGGCTTAATCCATTCAACGGTATCGGAGACTGTCGAGTCTACGTACTGGCTTCTTCCTTCGACCTCATTGCCAAAGGGAAGACCATAGTAGTACTCCATGGCAACCTCTCTCTGTCTGGAGAGTTCGTCACCACCATAGCCGAGGGACTCTGTCAGTTCGTCCTTTATTCTCGATACGAGATCTTCCTCTGATAGTTTCTCTCCAGAGAATCTCTTCTTCTTTGTATATTCAGCCAATTAACTTTTCTCCAAAGATATCGTCGGCCAGTTCTGTGCCGAGTTGAGTGGCTCCCATAGGTAGTACAGAGGCCAGGGGCACTTTACCGTTCATCCATAGTTTTAATACTTGGTCCGGGGTCTTGCCCAGTTTGTCCGCTGTCTTCTTTATAGCCTCTTCAAACAGGATAAGAAGAGGGCGGCTCTCTCCACCCATAAAATCAACCCAGCCTGCTGCTTGGGTTTGTGCTGTCGTAAGACCCTTCTTCTCTGCTATGTCCTTAATAACCTTCTCCGGGTGGGCATACACAAGTTTTTCGGGGGACCCTTGCTTAATTCCGCCTGTCAACATACGATTGATGTGCAGGTCCACTGTCCCAGGCATGAGGTTTCCTGCAATGTTGTGGGAAAAACTGCTTACCTTGGGTTGGCCCATACCGGCCTCTGCACTTAGGAGGCCCAGGTTATCAGGTTGCCCGAATATCCCCTTCAATAGGGGTTGGTGTGTTCTCCTGTCGTACCGATGACCATACCCCGGGGGCTGGTTTTGCGCCCACTTCCTTAGCGCATCCTGCGGACCCTTTGACCTCGGGTTGTATAGGAGGTGGTAAAAGTAAGATGCTCTTTTTACGTTCAATGGGACTATTGAGCCTGGGCTGGTGGCTCCAATAAGTTGAACAAACTCCAGGAATCTTTGATTGCCTACCTCTGGCCCTAACTCATCTAAAAACCTGTAGCGCAGCGGTTCCATGTCATACCACTCAAAACCACCCTTGGATAACCCCTTATCTACATGCTTTATGGTTTTCTTTATGTTCGCAGGGGTAATGAGCCTGTCCCACTCCTCCTCTGCCACCTTTAGATCCTTCTCTCTTTTGTAGAATTTTCTCTCTAGTGGGTATTGCGGTCCCCTCGGTTGCCCGTACCCTGTTTCCGATATAGGCCATAATTCTTCACCGGGCCTTACAATCCGCTCCCTCTTCACTGCATCTATCTGTTGCTGGGTTTTTTCTTCCCAGCTATCCTTGGGTTTTTTCTTCTTCAGAGCTTTTTGAACGGCCTTAACGGCCTTTGGCCCCTTCGCTACAACCCCACCAAAACCAACACCTGGAAGGGCTAAGGAACTGTACAGAGCAGCCTGGTTTGCTACGTTCTCAGGGACCCCTGCCTGTATCTGCAGGTTCTCTGAAACTGGTCTATCCCAGAGGGACTCAAAAGCACCGGAAAAAGGAGCCATG